CGTTAATACCGTTATGGACCTAGTGTCCACCACCCGAGTCCTCAAAAGAAAGGAGTTCAGGAAACAAAGCCCTGTTTAAAACCAAGGCCCTAGATCGTACCACTGTTGAGTAAGAATCAGATGCACTTTGATTCTTACACGGCCTCTTAGAGTATAGAAATTCCCATACTCTTGAGAAGACGTAGAGCGCAGACGGGCGAATAATAAACCGTCACCCTCAGCAAATCGGGTTACCCCGACGCCTGATATCGCAACAAAAAGGTATCCTTCGATACCAGAATTAAGGTAAGAACCCTTAAGACTTGTTGCTTTAACACAGTTCGACTCGTCAAAATTAACGACGAACGAACCATCACCCTTCCCGTAGCTACCAGTTAGTCGTAAGACTTCTGGTAAACTATTGAAAAGGTGAGTCCAACACTTACGTAATGAGCTGTCACAGCCATAAGTATTATTGCGGCGGTGGGCCCAAACACGTATCGCGTTGGCGAGCCTATAAACGGCAAGCGCGCTTGAGGCCATCTGTTTTAAATAGATGGGCGTTACGTCGACTCCATCCCAATAATGTCTCCCACAAGACTCTCGGAAGTACCCAGAGGAAAAAGATTTCTCGGGGTTGACCTTGAATCCAAGGAAGGCACAAAAAGATGAAAAGAGCTCAACACAAGTTACGGGAATAATTACATCATCCCCGTAAACGCTTACTTCCGAGCGATAGGCGTTTGTCTCACCTAAAAACTCGACTACAGCATCTGCTGCAGCAAAGAAGATAAGCGATTCCAATTCAAAGGTAAAGCCGTTTCCCATACTGGAAAACTTCTCCCAATGGACTGGTATCTTGTTTTGAAGACCGTAATGAGATCTGACCGCATCCATAACTTGAAACCAATCAGGGGGTAAAATTTCCCGGACTAAGTTTCTCGCGATGGAGTCACTCGCGGAAGAAAAATCAATAGTAGCAAGGGTATGGGTTTCTGACCCACGCCGAGCTAACTGCTGATTCCTTTCTTGAGTGTTAAGGTCAATCCCAGCCCTAAAGAGTTTGCGACGGATAATTGAGCCAATGCCTTTTTGAAACCAGAGGTTTAACCCTGGTTCCACGGCAATGACCCGATCCGCTTTTGCATCTTTAGGCACAGTGATAACTTTATTTCCTACCTGAAAAGAAGGATAACCTATTTTCTTTAGGTGCGCCTGCCAACCAGGATAAATGAACGGGAAACCGTCCAAAGGAAGTAAAGCGTACAGATCTCGCGTGGTCCCAGTTTCACACTGGAACTTATTGACTGCCGAGGTACCATCACCCTGGATAAGGGTGGTAACACCCGGGCCCCAATCGGCTCGATCCAACATTTCATCGGTATCCCAACGACCCAGAATCCGTTCAATTTTCCGAATGACTGCGTTAAGCAGCCAAACGTTCGGCCCACAAAATTGTGAGTCGAATGTAAGGTCACGGAATCGTTGGTTTGTTTGCTTACAGAGTCGTTCAAATTCCTCGAACTTCTCAAGCGCTTTAAGCCTTTTATCGTAGGGAAGGTTTAAGAAAACCGCCTTAGATAGCAGCTTGGTCGCCGCGTAAGCATCCCGGAAATCCTGCCGTGTAGCATAATCGACAGGGTTAGCCTCCAGTTGAGCAAGTTGTTGATGCTCACCCTCACGGAATAATAAATAGACCGTAAGGGCCCGAGGGCAATCTAGGGACGATAAAACGTTAAAAAGAGTCTCAAAGGTAACCTCTGAGGGAACGCGATGTTGCTTCGCCGTAGAAATTATACGGCGCATATCACGCTTGTAACTAGACATGGTATGGTCGCTCCTATAAGCTAGAAGAGAGGGAAATTAATCCTCTGACTTAGTCTAGGCTTGTGGCCCGACTTGCGATATTCCCAAATCTTTTAATAAGGGGTATCGAAGGTCTGAATTGCCAATGGCAATGGTGTACCCGACGCATTAGTCGGAGCATCATCACTGGCGTTGATCGTCGGGAAGAAGAATGACACTAATTGGTTATAAAATGCTAACCTTTCAGCGGCAGTACTTCTTTCCGGGATCATCACTTCTAGATTACCTGTTATCTCATACGCCTTGGTAGGTGCGGGTGTAAACCCGTTTCCAGCCGGCGCAAGAGACTCCAGGGTAGGGACGACGAGCTTGGCCTGCACGCGGTAGAGACGCGACGTCTTAGTCGGAGGTCTCACACTTAGCGTGAAAGCCGAGTAACCAACGGAAATACCACCCGATTGGTCCACCCAGCGCGCTACCCCAGGGATTTGAAACCCCATTGGGATGAACGTTTTGTTGACACCAATAGCTGCATCCGTTGTACGGACCATGGTGCCAGTTAACGAACTTGCACTTATGGCTGCTATTGCAGACATGGTATTGCACTCCTAATTAAAGCATTAATCCAGAGTCTCGATCGAAATTACTTAAACATGGACACTAAGAGGGCAAGTGCGTTCGTAGCATGCGCAACTGATACCGGGGACTTAGGTACTGGTGGATTTGGAGTTGGGAACCCCGAAAGGGGAACCCGATTAAACCGAATCCGAGTACCTACCCGAGAACCAAATTGCGTTATGGTATAGAACGGCGAGCCAGCTTCATGGCCAGTATAAGTAGTTCCAATCTCTAGATTGGACGTTTCCACAGTGTGTTGAACTCGGGTACCCTTCACAAAGACCAGGCCATCGAAGGCATGTAAAGCCTCCAGCCACGGACCAATGGGAAGGAACCAGTCCACCACAAATGAAAACGGAAGAAGCTCCCACACGAGATCTGCGGGATTGGTTAGTCCGAGTTGAGAGAGGAAGATCTTTACATGATCATCACGCTTGTAGTATAAAGTATACTTACAAGTTGACACACCGGTGTGTTGTTCTACACCGATATGTGTAGGCCCAAAAGTACCAACAGTTCGTGGGTACTTAAAGGATGATGAAATGGGATCTACCCCTGTGGCTCGAGCGGCCATCACCCACTGGTTCTTTTCCAAGAACTTTTCGAGAGCGCCAATGGAGGCATATATGTCCTGAATAAGAGGTTTCCACCCGTAAACAAATTCTAACCAATAATTGGCTAGAAGTTTAAGGGGGTCGCCCATTCTTATCGGACCTACAGGCCCACCAGGGAACTTTCTAGTGGATACAATCCCAAGTGCAGAAAAAGCACCACCAATATTACCACGTCGGATAGATCGTGCAGCGTGTGCAATTCTCGTCACATTAGTGGCGATCATACGCACAGTCTGGTTGATCTCGCCTAAATCAATGGCAAAACCAGCAGCTTCAGATACTCTGCTTCTAAGCTTTGTATCAGCTTTCGCTTGGGCACTAGCCGAATGATTCGCTAGTGGACCGACAATCCAGCCGAAGACGTCAAGGCACTTAGTCCTTTGAATGTTAAAATCACTCATCGGGTTAGCCACCGAAACGCGAGAATCCAAACAATCACTGTTCTCATCCCACGTGATATCAGCTGTCGAAAAATTCATCGGCAGCGAATTACCAGGTGAGGTAGAAAGTTTAATGAAGTTTGGAGTTCTTACACCCGACCAGGTACGTCGATAAACAGTATAAGTTCTGGGGAACATTGTATGAACCCCAGGACTCGTACGGTCATCAATATACACGGGAGAGGGTATAACTTCAGGGGAGGGACGCGTGGGTTTAGGAGCCCGCGACATATACACCTCCAGAGAAGTTTCGACTGGTTTGGGACACCCATATAGTTTTCCTTCTATAGAGGTGCCGCTCACGCAGTATCACTTGTGTTATTACTGCGGCTAGATTGGCCTTCCATTTATCTTTCTTATCCCCAGGGAACAAGAGGCGGTA